TAGTATTCAATGAAACATCGTTGTAAACCGTTAAACGACTATTGAGCGAAACATCCCCGCCAACAAATAATCTAGTATTCAATGAAACATCGTTGTAAACCGTTAAACGACTATTGAGCGAAACATCCCCGCCAACAAATAATCTAGTATTCAATGAAACATCGTTGTAAACCGTTAAACGACTATTGAGCGAAACATCTCCACCTACAAACAATCGAGTATTTAATGAAACATCGTTGTAAACCGTTAAACGACTATTCAAAGAAACATCTCCACCTACAAACAATCGAGTATTTAATGAAACATCGTTGTAAACCGTTAAACGACTATTTAAAGAAACATCTCCACCTACAAATAATCGAGTATTGAATGAAACATCATTGTAAACCGTTAAACGACTATTTAAAGAAACATCTCCACCTACAAATAATCGAGTATTGAATGAAACATCATTATAAACCGTCAAACGACTATTCAAAGAAACATCCCCACCAACAAATAATCTGGTATTGAATGAAACATCATTATAAACTGTTAAACGACTATTCAAAGAAACATCCCCACCAACAAATAATCTGGTATTGAATGAAACATCATTATAAACTGTTAAACGTGAATTCAAAGAAACATCTCCACCTACAAATAATCGAGTATTTAATGAAACATCTTTATAAACTGTTAAATAACTATTCAATGAAACATCTCCACTTATAATTAATTTTTTATTAATCAATACATTATCATTTACAAATAATCTACCATAAATAAATGCATCTTTACCAATATGAATATTATTATTTATTGATGCATCATAATTATTAGTATCAATACAACTTACTTGATTTATTAATTTTGTAAAAGAATTGCTAATATCAAATGTTACATTTTTCAAATATACATAACAATTATTACTAATATCTATAATTTTATTTGTACTATTGTCATATACATAGGTTTGCTTTGAATCAATACTAAATAATGGGTTTTTAGAATTATTGAATAAATTTATAGATGCATCATTTCTAATATTTAATCCACCACCGCTAATATCAACAAATCCTTTAAAATAAGTTTGTTTTAATTTATTGGAACTACTAGATAAATCTAACCAATTACTCATTTATATACTATAATAATTTTAAAAAATTATAGTATATTTATCGAAATATAAAAAATATTAAAATTGGTAAATGGGTCCTTTTAGTGTGCTAATATTTGCTACATATAAATTTGCATTCAATGAAACATCTTTACCTACAAATAATCGAGTATTGAATGAAACATCGTTATAAACTGTTAATCGACTATTCAAAGAAACATCTCCTCCAACAAATACTCTATTGCAAAATGATGAATCGCTATAAACATATAAACGAGAATTAAAAGATACATCACTATATACCATTAAACGATTGTTCAACATAACAGTCAGATCACCTGATACACCAACATTTGTCAAAATTTGTTGGTAATTAGCTAATGAAGTATTATCACGTAAAAATATATTACTTATATCAATTGGTTTTACAGTTATTGCATAATTTGCTCTATCGGAAGTATCTTCATCTCTTGTTAATACTAAAATACCGTTTGTTATACTATTTAAAATATTTGATGTAGTTTGTTTTGGAGGTGGTCCAGATGGTAAAGTAAGAGAACCAATATTTAAATTTACAACATTAGGTGATTTAGGAGTTTTGAAAATATATCCTTTAGAACTAGCAGAAATAAATATGTACCCTGCACTTACATCTTTTCCATCAGCTATACCAATCCCTACTGCACTATTTAATACTCCATCATTCGTATAAGTTGCACCGGTTGGTTCGTTTATATCTGGAACTCCATTATCACTAGATATTACATTATTATAATTTAATGTTAACATTGGACTTTTGTATTCTATATTATTTCTACTAAGATATCGAGTTTTTCCATTAATATAAACAAAATCTCCAGCACCACCTATAAAAAAAGTATCTCCAGTAGTAGATAAAGTTTCATCACCGTATCTTTGAAATTTACCTGAACCTAAAGTAAATTTTTTTTTACCAAAAGACACGGCAGTTTTTGCAATTCCATTTTTATCTAATCCATAAGAACCAATATTAATGTTGGTTGAATTAATACCAATATATATACCGTCGTCAATATCGTTAATATCGTCCTTATTATAAATTAAAGTATTATCATATTTACTTTTATTAACATTATTATTATCAAAAATTCTAGAAAATATTCCATTTGTTCTCGAAATAGTATCTAAAACCAATAAATTTCCATCGTTTATGTTTATATCACCTGAAATAAACATATTTCCAGAAACATCAAAAACTTTATTATTCGTACGATTAAATAAATTAGGAAAAAAACATAACATAATTTGGCTTTTTCCTCGTTGTTGTATTGATTCAATATATGGGTTGATTGTGCTTGAAATTATAAAAGTATTAATATCTCTCATTGAAATTCCTGTCAAATTTTTCCCTTTTATTCTGTTTGCTATTCCTGATGAATTTAATAATTCAAATGGAACAATATTCCATGAATTTTGTAAAGACCAATTATTTGAATAATAAATTAATCCATTATCTCCAACTGCTATACCTATTAATAAATTATATAAATAAACACTTCTTAAATTACCATTAATAATATTATAATTTATAGAAGTATTAGTCTTTGTAAATATTGTATTTTTTCCAACAGCAACATAATTATTATCGTCAATAACATAAATACTATTTAATTCAAAGTTATAATAGTTATCAATTTTTGATATTGTATTACTACTGTATTTATATATTCCATTACCTACAAAATACAAATAAGTTGGACTATTAATACCAGCATCACCAGTTGATATATTAATAGTATTATCTATTTGAATATCATCTGTTGGAATATCAATATTTCCAATATTTAATGTTGGTATTGAAAAAATATTATAATAATGTAAACCATTTTTTAAAAAAGTAGTAGTTATAATATAATTATTAGTGTCTCCCGTAACAACTATAGAATTTATAATTCTATATGTTTCAGGATTAGCAGAACCTTTATAAAATATAGAATACCAATTTACTCCTCCGTCATTAGTATAAAATAAATTACTTTGTACTGTTCCAATAATAGAAAATTTTTCATTGTAAACATATAAACTTCTAAAATTATTGTTTAGTACACTTGATAAACCTTCAATAATTGATGTATTCCATGTTATACCGCCATTTTTTGTATATAGAATAAATTGATTATATGTTTTATTATTATTATTTCCAAATATTGTTGTCGGTGTTCCTACTGCTATTCCTGACATTGGTTTTATCTTTGAGAACTTCATGAGTGTTATTTCAAAATTCGGAATTGATGTTATATTTATTTCACCATTGCCTATTCTGGTAGGACCATTTATATCCAAAACATAATTCTCTGTTTTTGGTGAATATGTATTTATACCTGTTGTTGAATAGTATTTTACCGGATCTTTACCTGATAAAATTGTTTGACTTAAAATATTATTTTGACTTATATCTGATAATGATATAGATGCAAATGATCTTGATATATCATTTGTAAATACACCGCCTTGTAATGATAAACCAATATTATTCGGTGCTACTATCCGAGCTGTTGTATTTGAACTGGTGTCTACTGCTACTAGTGTCAATGCATTTCCTGTACTTGAAAGACTATTGTCATAAATATCGAGTAAATAGTAAGAATTAGAACTATCATAAATAGTAGTCGTTTCACCATATATGTTATTATAAATTCCATTACTAGATACGACTAAATTTGATGAAATTTCTGTTATAATTGTATTTAAAAAAATATTGTTGTTTGAATACATAAAAACATTGTCTGTTGTGTTTAAATTTATACCAGAAGCATCTATTCTTATAGAACTATTTGAAAGATCTTTTTTATAATTGTAAAAAATTTTTGATTTTGAAGTTGATGTTATATTTCCTGGTGTGTTTATACTAATATCGTTTTGATTGAAATTGGCAGATCCTGCATTGAATTGCAAATTAACATTATTCGATATTAGATTAATTATGTTTTGTGTATTTAATGTTAAATTATTACCGATGCTATATCTTATAAATGCATCTGGACTAGTTGCAGATGTTGTATAATCGTTGTAAAAAAATATATTTGAACTTGTATCATTTGCTGTAATAACTAAACCTTTCTTATTTACATTTTGCCCTATAATATTTCTTATCGTTGGACTCTGAGTATCTATTGTTAAAATATCGGATACAGTTGGATCATGTCCTGTAATATGGAAAACGGTTGATGGAGTTGTTGTATTTATACCAATATTGTATTGACCCCCTGTAACATATGCATAATTCGGATCTACTGATAAAGATGTTGTCCCAAAAAATAGTTTTTTTTTTAGATATAAATTTTCAGAATTATATTGGTCGTTTAGTACAAACAGTTTTTTACCTATTGTTGAATCATATCCGACAATTAATTCACCTAGAATGTTTACGTTCTCAAAAGTATCTGTAATCGATGATGCTTTTCTCGTTAAAAATTTATCTGCAATTACTGTTCCTACATTTATTGTATCTTTTACTACTATACTTCTTCCACCATATTGTCTCCAAGAACTACTTGACATAGTAATAATTATTATATTATTACTATCTATTTTTTTGGGGATTTTACTTAATGATTTTTTCTTGTTTTTTTATGTTGTTGTTTTTTTAGAAGGAAATTTCGGATGTTCTCTTGGTCTTCTATAAATTTATCTACGATTTCTTGGTAGAAACCGCGGAATTCCTTTTTCCTTTTTTTCATATCCTCTATGGAGAACCAATTGATTTCTATTTTTTCGAATAATTTGGAATCATTTAGAATATTTGGCTCCATTTTACTCCATAGGAAATGGTGGTTTTGATTATAATATTTTGGGAGGTTCTCATCATAATCTAGGTGGAAAATATGGGTATGGTAAGTGTTATGGGTAATATTATATGTTCCGCCGTTCTTTTTTATCAGGGTTTTTAGCTCTTGTTTATTTCCTAAGAAACCGGAAAGTTCTTCTGCACCTTCTCTTAAAGCCGTTTGAAAAGGGGATTCCTTTTTCTCTTGGCCTCCGCCGAAATCGGACCATCCTTTTGCACTGTCTTCCATCGAGTTCTCTTTACCAAAGAGAAAATATAATTTATTATTGTGGATGGTAGCGGGGAGAATAGATCCGGCGACCATTATATATATTTTGGGGGGATTTTTTTTATTTAATTATATAAAAATGGTATATTAATATTTATAATCTTATAATATATTTTACACTATAATAACTAGGGAGTATACTGAAAGAAGTAGTACTTCCGGCACTACCTGTTTCTGTTTTTGCAGATGGAGTTCCCCCAGGATCCGTTGTTGGTCCTCCTGTAAATAATGAATCAACTTTATAATTACCTCCTACATTTCCGAATCCGAAATTTCCATTAAACAATGAATTATGTATATATCTACCATAATAAGTGTTATCACTACTAATATAACTAGAATAAGATTCAGTATTAAAATTTGAAGGTATAAAATGCATATGATCCATACCATGAGTATGTGCTGGCATATTAGCAGTAGTTAAAGTTACAGTTGAATTACCACCTGTAGTTCCTGCAGTATCAGAACCAAAGAGAAATCTATTTTTTAAATCAGGTGGAGTATATGTATTATTAGTAGTATTCTTACTACCAATACCCATTGCTAATAAATTATCATATATACTATTATAAACTCTTGCTACTCCATTACAAATAACCCAACCGGCTGGGTCTGAAGCACCCATATAAGATATAATACTTCCAGTAGGAATAAATGATGTTTTTTCACTAACATAATTATTAACAAATTCTGTAGAGGCAGCAGATATTGAACTGTCACTTGTAAGTTTTGTTGGAACATTTATTGTTGTTGCTGTTATATTAACAGTTCCATTAGTAGCAGTGAATCCATTACTTGCTGTTAATAATCCTGCTGATGTTATTGTTCCTGCTGATGATATGTTTCCTGTTCCTGTTGTAGATATGTTTCCTGTTCCTGTTGTAGATATGTTTCCTGATGTTGATATTGGTCCTGATCCTGCTGATAATGATGTTCCTGTTATTGCTCCTATAGCTGTTATTGTTACTGTAGCAGTAGCATTTGAATTATATATATTTAATGATCCTGTTGTACTAGAACTTCCTAGTGTCAATCCACCAGCAGTTACTGTCAATCCACCAGCATCTACTAATATTCCATTATTTGTTCTTATACTATTAGTACCATCTCCTGCTGTTCCGCTTATATTTAATCCTGATGCTGATATTTGTCCTGCCCTAGCTACAGTAACACTATTCAATGATATTGTGTTTCCTGTTATTGCTCCTGCACTTGTTATTGTTGCTGTATCCGTAGTAGCAGTACTATTACGTATTCTTAACGTTCCTCCTGTAGTAGTTCCCAAAATAAAATCACCGGATTTTACATTTAATCCACCAGCATCTACTAATATTCCATTATTTGTTCTTATACTATTAGTACCATCTCCTGCTGTTCCGCTTATATTTAATCCTGATGCTGATATTTGTCCTGCCCTAGCTACAGCAACACTATTCAATGATATTGTATTTCCTGTTATTGCTCCTGCACCTGTTATTGTTGCTGTATCAGTAGTACTACCATTACGTATTCTTAACGTTCCTGTTGTAGTAGTTCCCAAAGTAAAATCACCAGAATTTACTGTTAATCCACCAGCAGTTACTGTTAATCCACCAGCAGTAACTGTTAATCCATCAGCAGTTACTGTTAATCCACCAGCAGTTACTGTTAATCCACCAGCAGTAACTGTTAATCCACCAGCAGTTACTGTTAATCCAGTACTCGCTGTTAATAATCCTGCTGATGTTATTGTTCCTGTTCCTGTTGTAGATATGTTTCCTGATGTAGATATATTTCCTGATGCTGATAAAGATGTTCCGGTTATTGCTCCTATACTTGTTATTGATGCTGTAGGAGTACTACCATTATTATATACATTTAATGATCCTGCTGTAACGGAACTTCCTAATTTTAAATCAGTATTTACAGTAACACTATCCCATAATTTTATATTTCTTGAACTAGCAATACCATTTCCAACAATATCCAAACTTCCTGAATTTCCAACACTCAAATTATTATATCCAATTTGGTTTCCTGAACCAGTAGTAGGAGAATTAAATTGGATATAATTTTTTTCAAAAATATTTAAAACGGAAGAACTACTCATATTTATTATTATATTATATCATTATCATAAAAAAAATGTATTTTTATAACTAAATTTATCCTTTACAATCAAATTCCCCCAATCCGATCATAAAAATTAACAACTACCGGATTCGCCCTTATTTTTTGTGGTTGAAACGCCGACAAATACAACCCTTCTAAAGATTGAATTCTCGACAATGCTACATACGTCTGTCCGTATTCAAAAATACTACTTCCAATATCTATTTCCGCTAAATTCAACGTCGCCCCTTGTATTTTATGTATTGTCAAAGCCCATGCCAACATGAGCGGGTAATTTCCTACTGCAATCGTCGGATATTCTTCGGATTGCCAAAAATAAGGTCCAATTCCCTTGACAATTCCATTGGAAAACTTCACCATAATTATTGGATACTTTCCTTCCTCTCCTCCTTCTAAAATATCTATAATAATACCTTGTGCTCCATTACATATTTGATTATCCATATCCAGATTTACCGTACACATTACAGATGCCCCTTTTTTAAACCGAAAAATCTTTAAACACGTCGAAGTATTTAATAAGTTCTCTATTTCATATTCTTTTTCTTGTTGTGTCATCTGGTTACATTTCAATAAAATCTCGGGTTTTATCACTTTTCCAGTACTATCCAACATTATTTTACAATCGGTTTTTACAATAGCATCCAATATATGTTCTTTTTCCTTTATTTTAGAGAACATTTGTGTATTAACATAATCCGTTTTCGCTCTTAATGCAAATAATTTCGTAGGAACACATCCGTTGTTCTTTTCCGGAACATATTCCCGTTTTACATATGTTTCCAACAATTTGGTTTTTTCTTCATCTAATTCTCCTTTGCGTATTTGCATTAAAATTTCTATATACAATGGGTCATTTTGACGGAATATTTTGGTTAATTGTATATGGTTCTCCAATCTAAATGTTTGATTCCATAAAGGAGTTTCAAAACAGAATTGCGCGGTATCAGGTTCATTCTCTGTTTCTACAGGAGGAAGCTGAAAGAAATCCCCTAAAAACACTACTTGGACTCCACCAAAAGGCGAATTATTTCTCCGTGCTTTTCTAGCTATTTCTTCTATAATTTCGAAAACCTTTTTAGATAACATACTGACTTCATCTAATATAAGACATTTTACATTTCGCCAATCATTTACTGCATTACGATTTTTCAATACAGAAGCCACGATTTTTTCTCGTTGTCCTTTGCATAATTTAATGCCACTAAAAGAATGTATTGTTCTCGCATTACAACCAATCAAAACAGCCGCACAACCAGTTAACGCACAAACCTGTGTTTTTTTACCAATAAAATTATTATAATCGACTAAATGTTTTACGAGTTTGGTTTTACCCGTACCTCCTGGACCAGTTATAAAAAGGTTCTCTCCATTTTTAAATTTTTCAAAGGCTATATTCTGTTCTTCGGATAATGATTCTGTGCTTTTCATTACGGATTCTGATATTGGTGGTTCTCCATCATCTAAATTTATTCTTTTGATATTGTCTTTTTTCATTTCAACAACAGGATTATAAATAAAATCTTCGAATAAATTGACATCGGGTTTTACCTTTTTTACGACAACTGGTTCTTCTTCGCGTTTGATAACAATGAATTTTTTCATAATATTTTACTTTACATATATTTTAAAATATTATAATCAATTTTACGGGAATTTTATTCGTGAGTTACTTCAAGGCAAAAAGAATAATCTATTCCATTCAAATTTACAACCGTTCCGTTCTCGGTCAACAATTGTACGTTCAATTTCATCAAATCTATTTTACCAGTATAACTACGAGTATCACTCATTAATAAACCATTAAAATTATTTGCTGGTAAAACAGTACCAAAATCAAACCCTCCATTACGATTTAATGTAATACGTGCTATTATATTCTTATTCAAAAGAGATTTATTCATAGGAGTAACAAAAGAGGATTGATTTCCTTTGTTGAATTCTTCTATTGCCAAATATAAATATTTAGGTCCATACAAATTAATTGCTGCTTGTGGTAATGGTGAAACTATATTTTCTTTTATATCAATTATTGGATTTCTAAAACCTAATAACCAACCTAATGTATTTTTGAAATTGAATTTATCAGATGTTCCGTCTGATTTTATTGTAAAATTAAATGAATATGTATCTTTTGAACTACCAACATATACTGGATAATTAATGATTAAATTTATCATATTATTTTTTGTAGATTGAGAAAAACTGATCCAATTATCACTAGGATAATTATTTGTTTTTAAAACATAATAGTTTTGGATATTAACATTCATCTGACTATTTATAATAGTAATTAAATCATTTATTGAATAATTACCATCTGGAATGGTAATAACAAATGAAACAATAGGTATACTTACAGTATTAGATTGAAAAGTATAACCGAAACTATTATTACCGAGAGCTTCTGATATATTATAAAAACTCATAGGTATTTCTGCTGAAACAACTCTTAAAGATGTTACATCAGTAATTCTTTCTGGAAGTGTAATATTATAATTAGCTTCTTGCGAATAATTATATTCGTCTCTGAATTTTGTATCTATATTGACATATTTTGTTTTGAGAGGTTTATTTACATTTGTCATTATCATATGACTTCCATATTGGTTTGTTTTCGGTTCTAAAAATAATTCATTACTCATTTTATTATATAATATTATAATTTTATAATTTTTTGTATTTATATTTTTATGTTTATTTTTATTTATTCTATAAAATTGATTTTATTATCAAATATTTTTTATTACAATAATAAAACAATGTCTGATAATTCGGATTATGATATTAAAGAACTCTATGAAATTATAAAAAATCTTACCAAACGTATAGAAGTTCTCGAAAATGAAAAAGAACATCCTAAAGGAAAAACAAATCGAATAGAAAAAACATTAAGAGAACTTTCCCCACCATCTCTTTTATTTGTAGATTGGGTAAATAATTTATTAAATCGAGTAGAATATTATTTAGAAACCGTTTTCAATAATGATCTTTTATTTGCTATCAAAAGATTATTGAGTGATTCTATTTCTAATAATACGGAGAACTTACCTATTATTGTTTTGAATAAAAAATCTAATACATTTTATTACTATAATGAAGAAGGAAATTGGACCCTATTAGAAAATACGGATTTTGATATTAAAATCATAAATCGAATTAATTATCGATTTTTATCTGATTTTAATAGATTATGGTACGAAAAAAACGCTGATAAAATTAAAAATTCCGAAGAATATAGTAATTTATACAATGATTATTATATGAAAATATTAGGCGTAAATAGAATCTCGGATAACTCTGGAAATCAAAAAATACGGAAACATCTCTATGAAATTCTCAAACAAAATTGATTTTATAAACAATCTAAAGTTATTCTAACTATAATAATAGATTATGTCAGATATTTTGTATTTATATAATAAAAATTTACATCCTCGTGATGAATTTATAACTTTTGAAGAAGGACCTCATATTTATACAGTATGTGGAGAACGTGGAACATATACTTCTGTAACTACTTGGAATCATTCACATTTTTCCCATTTTGATGCGGATTCTATTATTGATAAAATTTTAAATAACAAAAAAATGAGTGATCCTACCTATAAATATTATGGTATGACTAGAGAAACAATTAAAAAAGAGTGGGATGATAATCGAGATTCTGCGGCTAATGCTGGAACAAAAATGCACTATGATATTGAGTGTTATTTTAACAAAAATGAAGTAGAAAATAATAGTATTGAGTTTTCTTATTTTATGAAATTTGTAGAAGATTTTCCGGATTTGAAACCATATCGTACAGAATGGATGGTATATTATGAAGAATTGAAATTATCAGGTTCTATTGATATGATATTTGAGAATCCTGACGGAACTCTTCAAATTTATGATTGGAAACGATGTAAAGAAATTTTACACGAAGATCCATTTAATAAAACAGCTATTACACATTGTATATCTCATCTTCCAGACACAAATTACTGGCATTATGCTTTGCAACTTAATCTATATAAAACAATTCTGGAACATAAATATGGTAAAAAAGTAACAGATCTTTATTTGGTTTGTTTACACCCTGAAAATGTATATAAATCTTATCAGCGTATTCAAGTTCCTTTTCTTGATAAAGAAATGAAAGACCTTATTCAAATAAGATTAGACCAAGTTAAAAGTAAAAATGTATAATATTATCAAAAAATGGCATAAAAAAATGATACTATAATAACATAAATGATTTATTATTCTTATTTACGTAGTAATTATGGTTATTTTTTATCCTTTTTTACTATTGTTCCTCTAGGTATTAAATATATTTATTGGAAATATTGGTTGAAAAATAAAAATAATAGTAAAATTATTAAAACAATAAAAGATCCATTAATAGAATATTGTGTTTTAAATAAAAATCGGTTTATGAAAACGTTTGAAACATCTGAATCTCATAAATATAATTCAAATATTGATCCTATTTTTTATAATAAAGACGAATATAAAAAAACAATGACGGTTTTCAATAACGATATTGAAAAAGAATGGAAAACCCGGATTTTATTTGAATCTACACCAAGAGGTAATATATTAATGTTTTATGATACTTATAAACAGAGTTTTTCTTATTATTGTGATTCAAATAGTATGCCTTATTATCTCTTAAATGCAGTTGCTATGAAATATGTACTTGTTTTTTATTGTTTGGATTTTTTTGTTGATAATAATGTAACCGAAAAATATATTGATTCGCCTCTTATAGCTATTTATTCCGTTCAAGAAAAGAAAAAAGAGGACATTACTAAAAAATTAGTTTATACGAATAAAAACGCACCTTTTATGAAAGCCCAAAAGTATGGACCTACTATTTTGAGGAATCTACAAGATGTGAAAATCGCTATTGAACCTAGTATTTGGAATATATTTTTAAAAATATTTTCGAATATTAAGAGAACATTTTTCTTAGAAAAGATTGTAGTAAAAACGATTGTTTCAGAAACGAAAAGTTCTCCTGTTTTACCTATAAAAGAATATAATTTTAATCGATTTACTTATTTGGGTAAAATAAATAATTTTGATATATTACAAAAGAATCCTAAAAAAAATGGTTTAAATGGATTTACGTCGAATTTGTTAGATAATGTTGAAAGTGAGGGGGAATTACAAAAGATAGTTATGAATTATAAGGACTACAAATCAGGGAACCTACGGTTCCCCCTGAAACTCAGGGAACCTACGGTTCCCCTGAAACCCCTCCCTTAAAAGGAAACAACTTGATGTTAACCGAATGATTAATATCAAATACAATATAAATACCATTAATAAAGGAGGGGGTTTCAGGGGGAACCTTGGTTCCCCTGATTTTAAGGGAGGGGTTTCAGGGGAACCGTAGGTTCCCTGACCCTGAGATAATTCAAAAATCCATTTGATTTCTCTAATTGAAAAGACATTCCTAGATGAGATTTTGCTATTTCATATGCTTTTTTTTCTTTTTCCGATAAAGATTCTAAATATTTTTCTATATTTTTTACATTGTTTTCACTTTTTACCTCGTTTTCTATAATATCCTCCTTATTCTTAATATTATTATTTTCCATTTTATCGTTGATTTATAATTGATATAATCTACATTTTTTATATCAATTTTTTACATTATAGACCACAACCAAAAGGCGTATTTTTTTTAGGATTTATAGGAATTTCATCATTTTTAATACATTGATTTGATAAATTGATTATTTTATCCCCTTGTGAAATAGGAATATAATCGGATTCGGGTTTTGTATAATTACACAAGGGTGTTTTAACTCTAGTAAAATAAGTATTTGTCATAGAACATTTGCTTTGATTTTTTATTTGATTTAATGTAGTACATTTATTAACCTTTTGAATTGTATTCTTTGCTTTATTTTTAATGTAATCTTGTTGGGAATTATTATTATTGTTATTATCAGGTTTCACAATATTGTTTTTGTTTTTTATAGGGAACTTTTTGTTGAATCCGGGAACATTTATTCCATAATTACATCCTAATTTATCTTCTAACATTCCCTTAGTATTTATTGATGATATTTTTATAATTTTTGGATCATTCAATGATGTTACTGCTGATTGAACCATTGGACCTATTGGATAAGTTCCACAACATCCACCATGACCTCTCGGATAAATTCCATTATATAATGTTTTTGGTAGAGAACGAGATAGCATTGTTTGTCCTACATATCCTTGAGAACGATGTGTTCCATTGATAGAAAACTGAGGTTGTCCTACACTTATATTTCTATATTGAGCTTTTGTTTTTTTTTTGAGTGTTGCTATTGACATATATAATATATTGCGTTAAAATAATCAATCAAAACCTTTTACACTACTAATTGCAAAATAATCATCTATTTCTGAATTTGTTGATTTATTAATTATTGATATGGTTTGTGTAATAAAAGTTGAATCTATTGGTAATTTGAATAAAGAATTATCGTGTTGAAATCTAGTAGGTAAACCATTTATATTTATTGCATTTCCGTAATAATTATTATCAATTAAAAGTGTGATTGTATGAATCGTTGATTTATTTGAAGGATAGTTATTATAATTTATTGTAAAATTGTTACTTACGTCATTTATAAAATATGTTGAATTATTTTCATTATAGTTCAATTGAATCAATGAATTTGATATATCGATATTTTCAAAAATTTTTATAGTGTCTTGTTTTTTATTTGAATTTTCGAGATAATATACTTTTTTCTTAAGACTTTTTACTTCATTGATTAATAATGGAATTATACCAATATAATTTACAGATTGCATTTGTTTACCATCTTTTATTCCTTCTACTAAATTAGGATATATACCTTGTAATTCATGAGCTATTACACCAAAATTTTTATCATTAAAATCTTTATGTAAATATTCGTAAACACGTATATCATCTATTTTATTTTTATCATCTAATTCTTTTATTATATTTTTTAATCTATAATCGGATGTTATTAATGCTCCTTTTGCATAAAGATTTCCCTTTACTGAAAGATTACCATTTATAGAAACATCTAATCCTACAAAAATACGATTATTTACAGAAAGATCTGTAACAAACAAACGATTGTTAAAAGATACATCACCATTTACAAATAAACGACGATTGAATGAAACATCCCCACCAACAAAC